CTCTTCGGATTCTGTTTCTTCTTCAGACTCCTCTTGAGGGGTGCCCTTTGATTCGGAATCTCCTTCGGCTTCGTCGTCCTGACTCCAAAGTTCTTCGTCTGAGGTTTCTGTGTCTTCTGACTCTTCTACCTCTTCAAGTACCTCTTGCTCTGACATATAACTCCTTCCAATGTCCCGATACGTTTACATACGGATTGGTTTAATAAATTTTACCCTGCCTCTGTATAAGGTGTAAGGGTTCTCCTGTTATACTATTTTGTTTCTGCAATATCAAGCATTTCTTGCCATGCTTGTATTTTGCCGATAGATACATTATGCCTTGAAACTGACTCTTGGTCAACTAGTTGTTTTGATTTTATTATATCGTAAGCGTCTTGTATCTTTTTTTCTATTATTTCTTTGTATTGTTGCCAGCCCGGAGACTGGGACAACATGGCTAGTACATCATGTCGGGGCATTCGCCTCAAACTCCCTTCTTCGTATTTGTTCTGCTTCAGGCCCACCCTGTAGTCTCTCCTGTGCAGGGCCAGCTTGTGTTGGGTCTTCCGGCATTGGAGGTGCTCCACCTTCTGCCGCTTCATAATCTAATTGAGCTTGTTGAGCTTGTTGAGCTTCTTGTTCTTCTGCCTGTTCTTGTTCTTGAATCTGTCTGATTACTTCTTGATCTTCTTCCCTAGCTTCTTGAGTTCTAATTTGTGCTAATGCAGACTGCTCTCTTAATCTTTCTTCACGTAACATAATACTATGATTCTCTAAGTTAGCAGGATGGAGAATATTACCCTGCTTCATTAACTCTAATCTTTCCTGCATCTCTAGTTTACGCTGATCTTCTCCTACAGATTGCTTCTCATCTAATATAGCTTTATTTTGTTCTACAGCTATAGCTGATTGTGCCTTAACCTGTTCTTCTTGCTGTTCTAATTGGGACTTCTGCTGTGCTAATTGAGCCGCCGCTTGTGTTTGTTGTTGAATTTGTTGAGCAACTGCCTGTGCCTGTGCCTGTGCTTGGGCTTCCATTTGTTGTTGCTGTGCTTGAGACTGGGCTTGCATCTCCTGTGTTACTTCTTCCTCTGTCTTTACTACCTTATCTGGCTCCATATTAAATGCACGGAGTAATGGTCTCGTAAATGCTTCATTCTTAAGGTAGTTCTTTATCTCAGGGAACTGTCCTATTACCTGTAAGAAATTAATAAGCTGTGTATTGTGTACTTCTTTTGCAACATACTGTTCATATCCTGTAGATATAGCCTCATAGTCCCCCTTAATAGTCATATCTGTAGAATCAACCATTAACCACCTATATACCGCCTGTACGTTCTTGGTGATCATTGATGATACTGACCTGACTACGTCTGCGGTCTGTCTGTTTGCATTACTGTTCAGGATGGACATACCTGTAGCTGTCTTGGTTTGGGCAGGAGACATATCACCATACCCTATACTGGTCTGGCCTGAGTCTAGGTCTGCTTCTCTTTCAAGTTGCTGTATTACTGAAAGAAGTCCGTTGGTTACATCTGGAATTTGTACTGAGGAAAATGAATCACGTACCGATGCGCCCGGTTTTACACGGAACTGTTTGCCCGGATATATCTGTTCTGTGTCTGTACCCGGTTCAAATGCATTGGGATCAATAACTGTGAGGGGGGCCGCTGATAAGGACTTGCCCTCCACCATCATTGCGTATGAAAAGTTTAGTATCGCTTGAGCATCCCTGATGGCATAGTAAATACCGTCACCCCATATCGACTCTGGATTCTTCTGCCAGTTGCAGAAATGGAATGGCAGGGTATCGTCAAAAGGATTTTCTGCAATCTTAACGACCACATCACCTATGACTGTTATGACAACAGGAATAGCTTCTGGAATATCCTCTGATTCAATAGGTAAGTGAGGAGCTAAGTCCTTCCCATCAAGTCTACCCCAAAATTCTAAAACCTCAAACTTCTTTAATCTTGTGGAGGAAGTTTCGTTATATTTTTTTGGATGTTCGCTGTCGTCCCATCCGTGTGCGAGACCAATCTCTTCTTCAATAACTTTTTCAAGTGAACCCGGAATAAAGCCTTCTGAAGTTTTCGCCAGCTTTCTGAGTTGTATTTTACTAAGGAATGATCTCTGGATGACATAGTCTGCATCTTCCGCATTGATTGCCTCTGGAGATGGAAATACATTCCAAATACTGACAAACTTGCAAGTGGGCATTAATTCTTCTTCAAGGAACGATTCAACTGATACCATTTGTTCTGGAGTTGAAACCGTACTGTAGACAGGAAAGTTTTTATATTCAAGGGAAATACCCTTCGTGCATCCTGTCCCATACAAACACATTTCGTGTATAGCGTGTTGAACCTCTTCGTTGTAATTTGTTCTTTCAAATATATCCCTGATCTTGAACTCCATCTGCTTAGAGCGTTCAAGGATTGCGTCCTCAAGCAAGTCAGGTCTGTCTGGGGGCGTTTGTATATCGGGAGGATAAAACCGGGGCTTACGGCTTGGCGTAATGCTAAACGGTACTTTCCCATCCTCAAATAATAGCGTATTAACCTTAATCTTCGCCGAATTAACTTTACGCCTAGTCTGATTGACAAAGATGCCCCTTTCATTTGCCAACTCATTAGCCTTCGATATCTTTGAAGGGTACTTTCCTCTGTACGCATCGTATGCCTCCAACCAATGTTGTTCGTGATCTCTACGATAATCCCTAGCTTCCTCAAACTTTTCTTGCACTACTTTTGCAAAGTCGTCTACGTCAGCCTCTACTACCTTAACTTCAGCAACAGCCGTTACACCCATCTCAGGGTCTTCCATTACTTCAGTTGATTCGTATTCTGCCATCTACTCCACTTCTCCGTTATCTCTTGTTATCAATACAGTATCCCCATTTTCCATAGAAAGTTCAATGTTTTGTGTAACCTCTACCTTAGACGCTAGTTTATCTGCTACCTTATGTATAGCCTCTGATAAGGCTTGTACAAACAGACACCCCTCTTCTTCTCCTAAAGAAGCGCAGGCTGTATCTGTTAAATCATTTAGTATTGGGTCTAAGTCATCATATAGTTTATCAATATCTGGCTCTGGATTACCACCAAAATCTGCTTTTATTACATTATTCATAAACTAGATGGTTTGAAAAATCTTAATTCTGGTCTCATATATCTACGATTAACACTCTTGCTCCACTCAGGAGTGGGAGGAAACATCTTGCATCCAAAGCAAGCTATTGCCAGTGCCATAACGCAGTCATCATGTGATCCTGACTGTGCCGCCATTCTACCATTGGGGAAATTTACAAATGTCTGAAGCTCGTCTAGTACCTTGGGACTCTTTATATTTATCTCATCCTCACGTATTAACTCCTTTAAATAGTCAATAATGAGAGGCTTTGATTTAACTGTAGTATGAAAGCCTAGCTTCCTAGCTGATCTGCTTGACCTTTCATCTAATATTTTCTCTGAATATATATCCGGGTAGAGATGTACATCTGACAAGAACTTGAGCGTAACAAGTCCGTGATTATTCCTTTCTACTAGTAGTTTTGCATTATTGTACCATTTTCCTAAACTTGCAAGTTGCCATGCAAATAAATCAGGGTCTATCTTTACCCTCAGCATTGCAACTTCATCCATACTCTCTGCACTTAAGACAACAGCTACACTCCAATCTGTGTCTCTCCCTACATCTATTCCCTCTGATACGTCTGCACCAATTCTATACTCCCTATTTGCAACAGGTCTCTCCCATACCTGAAGCCCCCCTTCATCCATTGCCTCTATTATATACTTCTCTCCACCCCTTTCCTTCCAAGACTGTACTGGTATATGGAATCCCTCTGATGGTCTTTCTCTTTGGAGACGTTGAGATTCTAAAACTAGCTTGCCCATTGTATCTACATCAAATACGCCACGCCCTGTAGTTACAAATGCTTCACGTGCATTCGTGGGAAACTCCTGATGGAACTTTCTCAGGTCATTCTGGCACTGTGTCTTTATACATTGCCTGCGCCAGTGCAGGTTTTCTAAGTCTAAAGTAAACTTCCTTACATCATCTCCTACATCATATTCACAGGATATACCCAGTAGAGATTGTTCTGATTCACCGCCGTATCTCTTGTCTTGACCTAATTCAGATTTAAACTTTTCCTTTTCTTCTTCTGAATTAAAGGGCTTTCTATAATGACTATATATATACCAAGGGAAAAAGACACTCTCCCATCCTGAGTTTCCTTCTGCCGCATCCCAGTACATATCATGGAATACACCGCCTACACCCTGCGCTGTAGATTCGATTACCGCCTCCGTGTTAAATCCTTGGACTACGCAGTTTAATAATCCTAGG